CTATGCAGCCGAATGCCAGGCGCACTGGCCTTTTCGATGAGCATCGCTTCCGGTGCTCTTGTTGTCAGGAATGGGTTCATCCTTTTTCATGTTTTTCTCTCCTTTTCGGGCATAAGAAAAGCCCTCTGCTCACGGCAAAGGGCTCCGTCACGCTAACAAAAAAAACAACCGCAAAATTCTGAAGAATTTGTGTGGCGTTCATAACCTTACTCGCTGCATTTACAAGCATTTCTGTATAAGCATCCGGCAAATCCTCAATTTTTTTATATATCGCCATTCTCCATTATTGCGATTGAACGCAACCAAGCCACTTTTTACAGGATCAGGAGAATAACAATAAATCAGTTCATCACCTAAACCCCCATCAAGAATTAAAGTAATCATCTTCCCCGCCTTTTTCAAAGCCTGATTGTAACTATACTTCCGTTCAGCCATACTATGCGCTTTTGTGATTTTTTAATTGTACCTTTTTTTCTATTGCGCTTTCAATATGCTCATGCCGTAAAAGCACTAAATCGGCCTTTGTGGATTGATTCGTCAATAACCTTTGGAAAGAGACCGCCATATCGTAACTTTTACCAAAAGTCCGATATCCATCACTGGGAACATGTTTACTTACAAAAACATGATCATAAACTGCCCCAATAAAACGAATGGTCAATTCCGTGTTCTTTGAATTTTTTCCGCTACATGCTTCCTTCCCGTTGTTGATAATTTCACGTAGTAAAGATCTGCGTGCGCCATGCGACGTTTACCTTTGGGGTCATTTTTATCATTCTTTGGTCAATCTTGATTCTTTTAGCCCCTCGGTTTCAAAGTTTCTTGCCTTCTCCATCCAGCCCTGCCGGCCTTCCATTCCTCCCGCACTTTGACGCCTAGAATTTTTCCCTGGACGCTGAGAGACTGATTCTTCAGCCAGGCATTGCCGCTAGCTTCCACATCGTCAGACCGTTTCTTGCTTTGAGCTTGCTTTTATAGACCGGTGCGTAAAGGCACGGACAGTGGGGATGAGCCGGGCTTACCCTGCCCGCCTGGGGCAATTTGATGTATATAGATCGGCGCCTGGCCGAAGCTATCAGGGTAATAAAAAAGCAGGCCACAAGGTCTGCTCTTAGAAAAATGTTTTGTTGTAATCTCCTTAAGAAAGGAGGTAATAAGAATGGGTAAAAACCAGCATGTTGTTCCTCTCAATGGGAACTGGGCTGTTAAGCGAACACAATGCAAAAGTAACTAAGACTTTCAGCAGAAAATCAGACGCTACTGATTTTGGTCGCAAAATAGCTCGCAATCAAGGGTCAAAACTCGTGATTCATAATAGAAATGGTCAGATTTCTCATAAAGATAGTCACGGCAATGACCCTTTTCCTCCTAAAGGTTAATCTTTGTATTCGTAATTAGGAATCAGTACGATGGTATAACCGTCAGCCATGTCCCAATCGTCTGTTGTAATAGCGGCAACGGTTGTACCATCTTCTTTTTTTACCTGGAGTTTCGTATATTTATCGCACAAAACAAAAGGTTCTCCTGGTTTCACATTGTGCCTCCTTTCAGGCATCAAAAAAGCCCGCTGTTGAAACAGGGGCTTGCAATATTAATACGTAAACTCAATGTGCTTTGGAAGATCTTCAATTACTTTGGTGTTTGGCATTGGACTAGTGCGACTTAGCACCTTGCCACGGTTACAATCGTTGCACCAAACGGCCGAAATTCCTATATTATCCTCTTTACTCATGAAAATAAATCCGTAATCAAGGTTCTCTTTACCACAAAGAGGACATTTGACATGAGGCACTCCATCATTGAGTTGTACCATTTCATCAACCCATTTCATTTCTTATCCTCTCCTAGCCTTTTTACATAAAAGAAAAAGCTTTCAAAACGTCTTGCTACGACTTCCATTCTGTCCATATGATGTTGCACATAAATTGATCCGTATTTCTTAAATTGCAACACGTGACAATTCTCATGAATTATTGTTTTGAGCAATTCATCTTCATCCCTGAACGCATTGGGGAACAAGTCTACCCGGCCAATATACCTAGGGTCTGAGGATCCATAATATCCGCCTCTTATACTCCCTTTATCTAACTGTATCTTATATGAAATTTCATGCGTTTTCAAGTCGTATTTTCTGCAGATTTCCTTTACTGACTTCATCTTCATCAATACCTTAAAACCCGAGAAATCAGGCGTGTTTTTCTTCCTTCTCTCCAACACACGGAAAAGGCGGCTCTCCTTTATCCCCCATATCTCGAAGTTCCTTGCCTTCTCCATCCAACCAGCCCTGCCGGCCTTCCATTCCTCCCGCCCTTTAACGCCTAGGATTTTCTCCTGGACGCTGAGGGACTGTTTTTTCAGCCAGGCATTGCCGCCAGCTTCCACGTTGTTGGACCGTTTCTTCCCTTCCAGCTCTGACTCATATACCGGTGCATAGTGGCACAGGCAATGGGGATGAGCCGGATTCACCGGAGCGGCGTCCTTTGGGAAAACGCCCTTCCCTAGGCCGTACAGGTCCACCTCAGCGTACATATCACAAATGTCTTCCGCCGGATGCCGACTTCCTAGCTTCCACTGGTAGGCCACCACGTCTTCATCTTCTCCGTAGCGGGCTATGAATGCATCGTAACGGGCCCTGGCCACTTCCGTCCGGGCAATTTTCAGCAACATACCGGCTTTTTTCCTCTACAGCCGTCTGGATGGCTCTCTCAATGGATTTTTTGTTTCCCTCGTCTACTTTTTCGAGGAGCTCATATAAAGACGTTCTAAAGTGATTGTAGGCGGTTGTATCGGGTCTTAATCCATCGGCCTGTCCCTTTACTTTTCGGATGGCCTTCAGCAATGCTTTCTTTTCCTCATCGGAAATGTTTTCCTTGCTGCGCCGCACCCAGTTCACAAGATCATCGGTATACTTCGGCAGTTCCTGCATATAGGTAACACTTCCATGGTGATACCCATCATTTGGTTCTGTTCGGGACCAAATTTCCAAGTATCCCCCTGAGTTATCAAAATAATATGAGCATGCTCTATACCAATATGACACTTCTCAGTAACGCCGAAGTGGACCTTAAAATAAGATAGCTTATCCTTGGTTACTCTTCCAAGGATATCACGAACCGGATTTATACTCACAAAGCTATGACTCAGCGAGTTGCGGCCATTAACCGGATTTAATTATTTGTACGCTATAGAAAATTGCGCAGCTAATTTTTGTTGGTTTTAAACAATTTTGCAATAAAAAAAGCGCATCCCATCTTGGGATGCGCTTTTTCTCTTGCATAAACTTGCAATGGTTTGTAAGGCTCTTTATCTCTTGGAGAACTGTGGATTCAGTATTAGCTAGGATTTTTAATGGTTTTGTACCCTGTTTGTACCCTTCTTTTAAAAATCCTCAGCCACCCTTACGACTTCAAAGGCCGTATAGCCTTTCCATACCCGTACGGGTCACAAGCCAGATTTGTGATTAAAAATGGACCTTTATTCCGCCCATAATGCTCCCTTTACTGCCAGCCACCCAGCCGCCGACGTGGCCTTTGACAGGGAACCCAACCATACCAGCGGGCTGTCCGTGCTTGTCGACTCCTACGCCAAGCTCCCAACGGCGGGTCTCATCGACGACTGGGACCTTGATGTCAACCGTCGCCTTGGAAGATTGCTCCAGGGCGATTTTGTTTTTGTCCAAAATATATTGCTCGTTGTCGGATTTTTTAAATGTTTGAGCCTGTCCGTTGACCTTGACGGTCAAAGTCTGCTTTGGCACGGTCACATCCACATCAGCGTCCTGAGGGGACTCCTTTTCGACGTAACGAACAATTGTTTTTGTTTCCTTCTTGGATTCCACCGCCGCATTTTCTGTTTGAGTGGCTTTTTGTGTAGGACACTTGTGATTCATCGCACGATAGCTAAAACCGCTCAAAAAGCCGATAACGAAGCACACAAGCGTGTATGCTAAAAAGCGTAATTTTAAGCGGGTTTGGAGGCTAATCATGGCCGCATCCTCGCTTTAAATTGCTGTCTGTACCAATTTGCCTTACCTCTCAGTACATTTCCGCCGGTCCTGGGGTCGTCGTAGTCAGTAGTCCACGCCGGGCTGTCGGGTGTGCCAAGGTACTGCAAGTCCCATCGCTCACAATCGGCGTTTGGCCCATACTCATCGCCTTCCGGAAGCAGGCCATCAATGTTGTCCGCTGCTTCGGCATGCGTCAAAACTCGATCACGGTCGATGGTCAGCCACAGGGCCTTAGCCAGGACGGCCACCACCTGGGCCATGGCCTCAATCTGGTCGCCTGTCGGCGGATAATCACCCAGGTCTCCGCTAGTAGCCCCGTATGCGCAATCAAGGGCGATGCCAATAGCCCCACTATTTCGGTGCCATGTATGTGGCAGAGTCTCCGTCAGTGGGGCCATAAGGACGATTTTCCCCTCCCCCGTGATGCAAATGTGGTAGTCGGGATAATCTGTATCGTACCTACCAGCGGTCCAGTGCAGATAAATCTTAGGATCACGCCCCATTTCCTTCGCTTGTGCAAATAAATCATTCCGCGCCGCGTCGGCTAGTGCTTTAAGCTCCTCAAGGGTCACTAATCTGCCCATCTAATCACTCCTTTCACAGTTTTACTTTTGCCTCAATCTTCGTTTTCGCCAATTCCAAAAATCTGCCGATGGTCTTATTCCCGCCGTCCCGTAGATTTTCTAAGATTGACAAAAATTCGGAGCTGCCAAGGTATAGCCATACTAAGTTGACCGCAAAATTAGACTTGCCACCAATACCCCCGGCCATATTGTCAAAGAGGACGGCAGCAATGGTTGCAGCGACGTAGGTGAGGACTTTTGACACAAATCCTTTTCTCATATATTCAGAGGAGATTAATCCTCGCTCAAAGGCCACTGGGATCGCCCAGTATTTATCAGTGGTAGAGACCTCAGTGGGTACCCTCCCGGAATTGAGCAGCATCTGATATGCGATGGCCGCCCATTTAGCCACGAGGTCCAAAATGACGAGGAAGATGAAGACGCCCAGGATTTGGACGTGCTTGAGCCTCATCAACCAGATGGCTAGACCAGAGAGGGCGGATAGTGCCGATTTAATCCAAAAATTGTCGAGGACGTGCTGGCCTTCCTCCAAAAATTCGGTCCAGAGATTCATCGGCATCACTTCGCTTTCTTAGACTCTTCCTTAGGCTTCGGCAGCGGCTTCGACCTAGGGCATTGAGGATTCGTACAAAGTTCATACAGCAGCCCTTCTACCTTCTTCATGGGGCGCCCGCAAAAAAAGCATTTTTCTTTTGTCATGCGATTTCACTCCTTTTCTCGATGTATTCAGCCTGCAAGGTCTGTCTTTCTACCCTCAATTCGTCGGCATATTCCTCATCTTGGTCCACGGTGGCGGCGACGATGATGGAGCTTTTATTTTCTTCGAGTTTTCCACTGTATTCGGCATCAATAGCCGCTAATTTAGCCGCCTGTACCTCCTCAGCAGTGGGCACATACGGTGGCTTAGGGATATATTTACCCTCTTTAGTCCTGATGTAAATCTGTCCATCTGCATTATTGCCCAAGAGGTTATTGTAATCGGCGGTGCTGACCGCAATAAAACCCTTGTCCTGATACTCCTTGATTTTCTCATCGGACATAAAAATCGCGTCATGAGTCTCGCCACGGTTGCCGTCTGCGTCAAATTTGATTAAGTAATCTACTTTTGCCATTTTGATTCCTTTCGATTAAGGTAAAAATAAAAAGGTGGTTTTAAAATGCGCAAGCCTAATGGATATGGCTCAATTAAGAGATTAAGTGGCAATCGGCGGAGGCCTTTTGTATTTGTAGTGTCTAAAGATGGGCGACAAAGGCCAGTCGGCTACTTTGCGTCCCAAATTGAGGCTGAGATTTTTGCCGCTGACTACCATAAAATGCATCATCATACCTCCTTATCTGACCACAAGATGACATTTGCCGAGCTCTACCATCGCTGGCTACCACGCCACATTGCTGATACAGACCCGTCGGCCAGCGCCATATGCGGCTATCACAATGCCTTTAATCACTGCTCGTCGCTCCACGGCATGGCCTACGCCGAGATTAAATATAGTGATTATCAGCGCATTATCGATGATATGAGGCGGGCTGGGCTATCATACTCAAGTCTTAAAAAGGTCAGGTCACTCATATCACTTATGGGAAAATACGCATCCAGGATTGAGGCTGGCGGTCGGCAGTACGCTGCTCTGCTGTCTCTAGGTCGTAATCGTCCCGTGCGTCCGCACAAGCCGTTTAGCCGGCAGAAGATTAACCGGTTATGGTCTATGCTTGATTGTCCTGGAGTCGATACGGTACTCATCCTGCTATACACCGGCATGAGAGTCGGTGAGCTCCTCCAGCTCCAAAAATCCAACATTAATCAGCGCCAGCAGCTCATACGCATCACACGGAGCAAGACAGCAGCCGGCATCAGGACTATTCCCATCCATCATCGCATCCAACCTCTTATAGCGGCGCGGATGCAGTCGTCAGGTGCTTACTTGATAGCAGACAAGGACGGTAGGCCATACAGCTACAGTCGTTATTGCGACCTATGGCGCAAGATTATGACATCAATCCATGCCGACGGGCATACCACGCATGACTGCCGTCACACAGTGGCTACCTTGCTTGATAATGCAGGCGCAAATGAGACGGCAAAGAGGCGCATCTTAGGCCATGCGGGCGGCGATGTGACAGAGCGCGTGTACACGCACAAAGGACTTAGACAGCTACGTAAATGCATTGAGCTATTAAAATAATGTTACTAATACGTTACAGGTCTTAAGATGGACTATCCAATATAGCGTCTATAGCGGTATCATCCTGTGTTACTTTTTGTTACTTGCAATTTTTCCATTTTTAAGGTAATTTTTTATTTTTGATTTTGATTGCCTAAGTAGTGATGCAGTTTTTAAGGACTTACTGCATCGCAAAATCTTGATCAGATACCACAAATAACTGCTTTATACAGTGGGGAACCACAGACAAAGATATAGGGGTTGGGGCTGCGAGATTCGTTTACCCTATCACATGTACCCCGCTATCTGCCACTGCTTCATGTACATCAATGTCCGATGATCCGAGTGATGCAGCAATTACAACGCTCATGAATAATTCATGCAATATTGATGTGAAGCAAAGTGCTTATACCGGCGCATATCGGGTTATTATTATAGGACGCTCTTGAACAGTGGGGAAGTGGTCCCGTCGAGCACTCAAAGACTTTCATGGAAGATCGATATGGATATACCAAGGCACTTCCGATTGCTTTCAATATGCCAATTTTTGCGTGCGTAAAAGACAGAGGTAACGGAGCTGTACCCGTATCGGGTCAGGCACAAAATACTACAGTCAGCGCCTATGCCAAGGTGCCAGATCTATATTGGGATTTCATTGCTATTGGGTTTTAGAAGCCAATGGCAACCCATTGAGCGTCGCAATTTCCGCTAATATTATCTTCAACATCTAAGGTAAAGCCGTCGAGTGAGTTATACTCAACAGCTTTAGTCATCAT